CAGAAGTTGCTGGAGCACACCCGCATTCGGTTGAGGGTTGATGACCTGGATTTGCTTGACGCCCAGCTTTGGAATATCCGCCGCGCGGATGGTGCCCCCGTCATACGCTTGGAGTGTGTTGTCGTCAAACTGGACCAGGATGGTCGGCCAGTAGAACATATCCACGCCCGCACCCATCTTGCTGACCAGGCTGAAGGTCTGCTTGAGCGTGTCCAGGATAGGCTCCAGCACAGACTGGTAGGCCCAGGCGGCATCGTCCAGCGGCGTGTCCATGCAGTGGGCTTCAGCCAACGGCACAAAGCCGTACTTGTGCTCATTGACGTACAGCAGCTCACCGTCCACTGTAGCGCCGCAGTAGTTATCGTCCCAATACTCAACCAGAGTGATCGGGTCGTTCTCGTCGTCAGGCAGCTTGACCGCCTGCCACTTCTCCTGGTCAGCGCTCCACTTGGCAATCTCCCAGGCGTAGCGGGAGGTCTGCTTGGTGTAGTAGCCGATCCCGTCCACACCCCACACCGGGAAGATGGAGAGCGGGTCGTCGGCGTATTGGCGGAGCGGCAGCTTGTCGCGCCCCAGGTAGCTCGGATCAAAGCGGACCTCGAAGCACGCCCGGCCGCGCAGCAGGTACCAGTACGTGGCCCGGCGCCGGATGTCGCGCTTGACTTCCCGCCGGTAGGCTTCGGCGTAGGCATTCAGCCACTCTTCCACGCGGGTCGTGCGCACCTGTTCATCTTCATCGGCCGTCCGGGGCGGGATGCTGATTGACTGGCTGGCTCGCACTGAGAGCAAGGTCAAGTACTTCTCTACGATGGCGCGCGGCCGGGCCGGCTTGAATGCGCGCGGGCTGGCCGGGTTAGACGCATTGGCCTGATCTTCACCCGCCTGGTATTCCCCCTTGAACAAACGCTCGACCTCGCGCGCGTTCGTGTTGGCGTCCTCGAACAGCGAACTGGCGAAGGCGTGCTTGTCGGAGATGTAGTCGGCGTCAATGTCAGGCATGAACGATTACTTCCACCTGGTTGGTTTCCTGGTCAAAAGAAATGACGTCAAAACTTTCCTCGCCTATCAACAGCCCCTGGTCTTTTTCTTTTGCATCTAACAGGCTCATCACATTCTCGACTTTGATGTAAGTGTGCCCCAGCAACTTGCCAGCCCGAACATAGACACACTGGTCTTCATGCTCATTGATATTACCGCTTATTTGAACTGCGCCACAAAACGAACAATGGCTATTCCAGCCCTCACATTCCGGCTCCCAGGGATGACCCATGGTTAGGAACCACTCGCGCCACAAAGCTAAGGCTATGTCAGGCATTGAAGTCCTAAAGGACTCAGAAGTAGGCGTTCTCGATCACCTTGGCAATCGGGACCGGCGCGGGCCGGGACAGGCGCCGACGTGTCTCTTCTGGCGGCTCGCTCGGCAACAAGTGCGAAGTCAGGCGCCAGGTCAGATACACGCCGTCGAGCGTGTCATCGTGCTCGGCCCGGTTCCCAAAACTGACCCACTGCTCCCTGAACTTTATCATAAAAGGCGAAAGCGCATCACTGACCTTGATCTGGCCCGTCTGGAAGTAGGGCGACATCTCCATGAAGCGGATGGTCTTATTGGCAACCGTCGTGATGGGCAGGATCGGAACGTGCATCCTCAGCAACCGCATCCGCTTGAGAAGATTGCTGTAGAAGTTGACCCCCCGGTTATTGACTTCTACCCCACACCGCACGGGCTGGTAAATCCCAACGTACTGGAAGAAGGCCTCCTCGGCATCCCCCATCGCTACCCGCTCGGCATAGCCATCTTCCACGATCAGGATCGGACTGGCATCCACCAGCACTGCCATCGCAAAGTCGTCCGGGTCTTTGCTGGCTGTCCCCAACAGCTCTCGCGTATCCTGTGCGAAGTCGGCCGCCAGATACCGAGGCCACTCGCGCTTGATGAGCGTCTGGGGGAAGTCGATCAGCCAGGCGGCTTTCAGGATCGTCCCCTGGAGCGCCTTATCGTTCCCCTGATACACCAAGTCAAAGGCAATTGCCCCAATCTCTCGTTTCACGTCTTCAAGCCGCTCGAGGGGCCACTGCTCAGGCCAATAGCTGGTGTCATCGGCCTTGATGGCTGGATGGATGAAGAGCTTGAAACTCCTCAGCGTCTTGACGTAGGCGATCACGTCCTTGGGGTTCCACCGCGTCTGGACAATCACCGCTCTGGCGTTCTTCTTCACGCGCGGCAGCCCGGTGAACTGTACGAAGTCAACCGCTTCCTGGCAAACGATGGCTGAAGTTCTGCTCTTCTGGTCGTGAATATCGTCAAACCAGAGAATGCCGGTGATGCGCTTCCCACTCCACACCGCCGATCCCACGCCACCCGCCAGCAGCGTTGGGTCTTTCTTCGTCGCCGTCCGCTTGCGCCACAACTCCGGTGCCATCAATGTGTCCGTGACTTCCCACCCCTCCCGGCTCCAATGACCTGCGTCCGGCTTTACCCCAGGGAACACCATCGCCCACATCCGAGACTTCTCAATCACGTCCGCTATCTTCTGCGCAATCTTGAGCGCTGCACTGTCCCCAGCACTGCAGACCCCGTTCGTCCGCCACGGGTACTTACCGATCATCCAGCTTATGACGATGATCCCCCAGGTTGTCTTGGCCGCCTCGGGCGGCGCCGTGATCGCCACCCGCTTGTTGGCAAATATCTCCTCCACCCACTCTCGATGGAACGCCGCCGGCTTCACCCCAAACTCTAACTCCGCCCAGGCGTACACCGCCTCTGGCCCCTCCCCCCGTGCCCGGTCGGCTAACTCCAGCTCCACCAACGCCCCGTACTGCTCCGGCGTCAGCCCGCTGAAGTCGGGCTCGGCAACTACTTCCGCTTCTTGTTTCTTAGTCGTCTTCATCCAACTCTGCCACCACCACCGCCCGGATCATCTTCACTATGATCTGCCGGCGCGGCTCATTGTAGGACTGGTAAACTTCATCATCGTCTCTCGAAAATGCCACCAGCAACAACACCACATCCTCCAAATCAGGCAGCGCCGCCTTCAATTGTTTATAGAGCGCCTGACTGTCGCGGGCCTTGGCCAATTCGTCCCGCAATTCACTCTGCTTCTTGTCCCACAAACGCTGGAGTTCATCCCGCTCCGCCGTCACATTCGTCAAAGTATCAACCAGATTCTCCTGCGTTCTCTGATAGTCCAGCAACGTCGTGTTGTAAACCGCCGCGATGTGGTCGCCATTGTCACTCATTATCGCCGCCTCTTCCCCCGCCTGATCTTGCTCCCGTACCTTCTTGCCCATCGCTTAGCGATCTTAGGCTTGTTCTTGTACATCCACCTGCGCTGTTTGCTGCTCTTGAATGGCATCTTTATCTCTGTCTCTCAAATACCGCCTCTTCCCCACCGCCTTCCCCTCAACCACCTGCTCTACCTTCCGCACCCCACACGCGCACTGGCTCCACCGCCACACCCCCGCCCCTTCCACATTCGCAAACTCGCTCAACACCTGCCACCGGTGGTAGTGCTTGCTATTCCTTGTCATGCTCATACGTCTCTTCCTGGTCTGTGATGGGCTAAGGCAGACTCGGGTAAGCCGGGGCTACTCCCGGTGCTCGGGTTTCCGTCCCCGTGCTGAAACCGGGGACTTCCACCACTCAGCATCTTGCCCACGCCACCTGGCCCACTGTGCGCTGGGTGAGGCGCCACTTCAACGCCATGCCAACAGTCTACTCCTTTTCCCTGCCAACGCAACTACTTTACTCATAGCAGGCAATCTCCAGGACGCTGCTGCTGCGGATAGGGATAGAATGAGCGGTGGGGCTCACTAGCATCATAATCAATCACCAACGGCGGGGCGTACAATTCCGGCGCCGCGTAATCGCTCCACTCCTGGCCGCGCGTCTCGGGCCCATCGCCCGGCGGGCAGGAACCGAAGTAGACATGACCCCAGGCGCCGTACTCGAAACCTAACGCCGCAGCAGTCGCACGAGAAACTTCAGCCACTTCCTGCCGAACGTAGATTGACTCATAGGCGTGTGTTCGACCAACGGCATCGACAACCAGACACGGACCCAGCCATCGTCCACCGGGAACACGAACCCACGCCACGGCCCCGAGCATGGCCGATCCACTGCGCGGCATCACGGGCGCGCCGGGGTTCCCGCCCGGGCTGATCTTCATCGGCTGGGGTCCCGACTTCCAC